TCTACTTAGCTTGTGTCTCTCCACAATAAATGATGCGTCTTCCATGTTATGAGCATCTGGATCTGGATAAAAGTTCCACACACTTACATGGGATGTATCTGGTCTTGTTTTAATGACAGGGCTATATGTGCCATCTTCTTTCCAGTTAGCATACTCTTTATCATAAGCAAAGGGACCTTTCATGATCCCAGTACCAAAGAGGGCTAACTCAAATGCCGTATTCCGTAATTGCTTAGTGGCTTTACTCTCATCAAGTTGATCCTTGATCTTCTTCTCCATCTTTTTAGCTGCTACCATGGCAGGGCTAAATGTGATAGAAGTGGGTGTCTGTCCTACACCCTCTTTAAGACCTGTTACATTGCCTAGCTTATTTTTTAGTGAGCCAAGCTTTTCCATCAATGTATTAAAAGTAGATCCTGGTGGAAGTGGTTTACCGTCCCCTGCAAAGCCATAAGGAGATGACATAGGCTCAGGTAAAGGTTTCTGTTTACTTTCCTTAGGATCAAAGTGAACATCGCCTACAACACCCTCAGGAAGTACTGTAGGCTCTACACTAATCGGGAATGTATTGTTAGAGAAGAGTACCTCAATAATCTGACCATAGGCTGCTAAAACTTTAGTCTTGGTAACTTTAATGAAAACACGACTCTTCTCAGTCTCAGTGAATTGAACATCTGGGCCATAGATACCACGATAGTTACGATATGCCCTTAACCACCGTTCTTCATCCACACGACGAGCATTCTCAGCCTCTTTAAATTTACCATTGACGTAATTAATAACAGGTGCAGCTACAGGATCTTCTACACCACTCTTGCTTACGTCATCTAAACTAAGCTGACGGTCTGTTGTGAACTCTTCATCCATTATCAATATCCAAATGTTTTACATGCCATTGGCATTTGATTCGATCTACTTGTAGCTGGATCATAATCCCATATCGAAAATCTAGGTCTACTCATCACACCATACCGCAATGCATCATATAAGTGATCTTCTGACTTTGTATTAATGTCCTCTGGGTTAGATTTATCCAAAGGTAGTGTAGGCAGTTGTGCAATCAGGTTTGTACAGTTATCCATGATTACTAATCTAGGCTCTTGAGTGAAATCATCAAGCTGCAGCCTACGATGTATCTCATTCTTACCTGCTACACGTGAACCTGCACTACGATCTGCTGGTCTCCATCTACAGCCTTCCATGATCATTTGCTCAGCAAGTGAAGGACCAGTATCACCCCTACGATGCCAACAGGAAGAATCAAGAACACCATAACGGATCTGTCCATCATTACGTTCACAATTCATAACCATGTGGGCTAAGTCTTTGGCTAGTACTTTACTTACGTATAATTCACGATAAACGATCACTTGCTCTGCAGGAGATACAGCAAACCACAATACTGCTGAATACGAACCGTATCCATAGTCACATGCCCTGAATTTAACCCAGTTACCGGGTATATGTTCGTGCTTAATGACATGTATACGACGATTAAACTCTGGAAATGCAGCACCTTCAGCCACATCCCAGTTACCTTCTAGCAATTGCTTACGTTGATGTTCAGGAAGTGACAAAAGCATAGTCTCATAGTCACCACCTTCAGCAAGATAGGGGTTATCAGACAACATAGCAGGTATAAACCTGCGCTTAAACAGAGGTTGACCTTCTTTACTGTGACCTTTTGGGTACGAAAGTGTGTCACCTGTGTCTATATCTGTAGCCCAGAACGCCCTACCAGCAGGACTAGGGTCAATAAACATCTTTTTAACCCATATGTGACCAGGACCACCGGGGTTTGTAGTGGCTCTCATGTAGGTAGGGAGATCTGGTGCGGTACTCCGCAAGCGAGAACGCATGTAATTCCATGCAAATGGAGTTGACCACTGCGTCAATTCATCAAAACCTACCCAACTGAACGAGAGTCCCTGATACCTCAGTACATCTTCGTCACGATCCAAGTAAGAAAACCATAGTCTTGCTCCACTTGGTGCCTGCCACTGCATCTTTCTCTCGGACCATTTGATCCCAGGATAGATTCTTGGGTACAACTCCTGACTTTTCCAAATCAGTTCCCGTAATTCTTCTGTTGTATGTCGTAGTAACAGCCCACTAAACTGTGGATGCCCCATATATCGCATGGGATCTGCTAGCATAGCAAAGGATTTACCACCCCCTGCTGCCCCTCCATACAATACTTCACGTTCACTTGCAGCTAAAAATGAAGATTGAGGTCCTGCATTGGGCTTGAATACAACATTATTGTCTTTTGCTATCTGCTCAATCTGTGCCTTTTGTCTTTGTACTGTCTCTTCCTGTTCCTGACTTGAAGTCTGGATCGAGATGTCTGGCACTTTCAACGATCTCTTTTGCGATGTTGTAGACTTTTGTACCTTTTTTGTCTTCGTACTTTTCCGCAAGCTCAAGGGCTTTTTTGTACCGTCTGGCCCATGACCTAAGTATGCTAACTTTGGCGCTTCTTTGTCGCTCATTCTTTACACGATGTAATAAACCAACATGACTAATGTACCTTCCTGTAACCTTTGTTAACCATGCAGCTACATTACGAGAAGCGTATTGCTTTAAATACTTTTTAGCTTTCTCTAATGCTTCTAGTTCATGGGGTATGGGTATTAATAACAGCTTAGATTCTTCAGAAAACTTGTACCCAAAAGGGGGTTTAACTAATGTTACTGTTACTGGTATGGGTACGTATTCCCCCGTTGCAGCTGCATCTTTCGGTTGAGGCAATAGCCACTTACCTGCTGCCTTTCTTAATGGCAATACACTGTGTCCCATACTTACTCGTCATCTTGAGAAGTATCTTTGGGTGGTAGAATCATTAACCCATTATTCGTTTCAATCTGCATCTTCTCTGTCTTAGCTAAACCTACACGATCTAACAAGTCTTTAGCTGCATTGAGTTTGTCTCTGATGCCTAACTCTGTAGGATCTACCATGCCATCTACAAGTGACATAGCTGCACGTGGGGCATTACGTGCCATAAAGATCTGAGTTGCCTCTAAGATCTCTTCTTTAAGCCCTTTGATAATATCACGAGTGTAATACGTAGGAGAGTAACCCGCTAATATTTTAGCACGATTAACATCTCCACCTGCCTCATCGAATAAGACATCTAGGAATTTTTGTTGTAGTTCAGATAATTGTCTAGCCATTATGTTTTCCTGTAAGGTCGAACCTTCTTAGCAATAGCCTTAGGTTGGCTCACAAACTGCTTTCCTTGCTTTGTTCCTTCACGTTTAGCTTTAGATGTAGCTGCATATTCTGCTGGTGATAGAGCCTCTATAGCTTTCTTGGGTAAGTACCGTTCTCCTGTAGCCTGTGAACCTTGTGTAGATGGTTTACCTGACTTTGTACCCCACTCTTGCTTTGTCCACTTACTAAGACTTTTCTGTGCCTTAGTCTTTTCACCTGTGTACCCACCACCTTTATCTTTATAGATTTTACCTGCTAGTTGCATTGCTCTTGCCGAGTGCTTTCCACCCATCTTGGCTTTAGCTTCAGCCTTAGCCTTTTCCCATAATTTTTCGTTAGTGCGTCCCATTATGATATCTGTGTAGGATTAAAGTATTCATCGACACGCAGCAATAATGAAACACTTGAAGCTGCACTGGCTAATGCCCTTAGTTTATCCCCCTGCCCTAAAAATAATAAGTTCTCTATTTGCAGTAGGCTATTGCCATCTAATTCAACTGCCTCTGCAATGGTATGCCATGTCGCAGTTGTAGACTCATACCAATCAAGTGAGAAGGTACGTAAGGCAGATACTGTATTAGAGACACATATGCTAATGACATCTGTCTTATAGTTAGCAGGTACAGTATACACATCTGCATTAGAAGTTCCTAATACGGTGGCTACAGTCCTTGTCTTAGATGTCTGTGTCGTATTCATTAGGTTAGATCATAGAAAGACATTGCAGCGTATACAGAACCACTTGATCCAGATACTGTACGTATTGCCAGAGTATATACATCACTTACACCCGCAATACTTACACCTAGTTGTAAATCAAAGTTATAGCCCGTAGGAGCAGTTAGATTACCAGAACTTTGATTGGTAGACACTACAAAATCTGTTTGCACAATCGTACCACCCGTAAGTGCAGTTGCAGTAATGTCATAATCTACATGCAAGAAGTCTGTTGTATTATACGAAGCACCAGTTAAAGTTGCATTCTTAATGAGGGCTACTTCAAATGTATCTGAAGATGCAGGAACAACTGCAATACGATTAGGAAGAATGACTGATCCTAAAGCGTCACTTGCAATACGTAGAGATAGTACAGGTAAAAAAGTTGTAGATATTGAACTTAGTGCTGTAGTACGTCTAATAATACTATCTGCTGCAACTTGTTCGTATCCACCTTCAGATAACACAGAAGAACATATCTGCTTTAGACTAGAAGCTGATGCAGTTGCGGATGTGTTGGTTATTTCATATCTAACAGGCAATGTAGCCGTAGTCATATAAACCGTGTTGTATGTGTTTGCATTGTGGAATGTATGAGCAATAATAAACTTACCATCAATAATAAATCCACACCGAACACTACCTACACCTAACCATTCAATATCAACAAACATAATCTGGGACTTGGTAAGATCTAACGTATAACCACTCTTACCTGTGCCATCCAGTTTATCCACATTCCAATTAGCCTGGGTCACTGCTCTTGATTCATCTACTGAACCACCTGTATAGCTTCTTAATACAAAAGAAACAGTCGTATCATTTTGCTGCAGGTACACACCGTTCTGTGCATTAAAGTAGCCTACACGCTGCCTTAAACCTGTCTTAGCAGTATTCATGACAAATGTAGCCAGTATAAGTAAGCTCTTTCCTGGCTGATAAGGAAACACTTTATACGTCTGTCTTACTACCTCTGATCCACTTGATGTAGTTACATCCATCCGTACCGTAGATTCATTAGGTAAATGCGTTACACTCCCCCCAGTACTTGTAGAGGTATCAAAGTGTGGATCACTTTCATATCTGTTTGTACTGTCAAACAGTGTTAGGGGTGTGCTTATCCTGACACGACCAAATGCATCAAGGGCAGGGCCATAAAAGTTTACGTTGCCACTGCCCTCTGCAATTGATACTTTATCTGGATAGGAAGAGATACCCACTTATTTCTTCTTAACTTTCCTTGCTTCTTCTTAACTTTCCTTGCTTGACTCAATGCTATGGCTATAGCTTGCTTGGGGCTTTTAACTACAGGTCCCTTTTTACCTGAGTGAAGTGTACCTTCTTTAAACTCACCCATGACCTTCTTTACTTTCTTTTGCTCTTTAGTCATCTTCATATAATGCTCGCTTCGCTGCGCTTCATTTTGCTCCCTTTACTTTAGGTGCTTTGGGCATAGAAGCTTTACCTGCTTTAGGTATGGCAATAGCTACCATGATAGATGGAGCTTTAAGTTTACCCATGCCGCCTTTAGCATAGTTACCTTTAAGACACTTGCCTGCCTTCTTGCATTTGGCAGGTGTAGGGCAAGAAGGACAGGTTTTCATCATATTACTTCTTTGCTTTCTGTGCAGGTTTCATGGAAGCACCACAATTAGCATAACCACCGTTTGCCATCTTCATTGTTTTCTTTTTAGCTTTTACCATACCACCTTTTTTGTATCCTAAACTTTCCTGTAGTTCTTTCTTTTCTCTCTCTGTAAGTCCACGCTCTTTCATGACACGTGACATACCTTCTGGCTTCTCTGCACCACCTTCACGAATCCTACGATTCATAAGGGCATCTAAACGCTTTTCTTCACGAGCAGTAAGCTCACTGGACTTCTCTTTCTTTTTAAGTGCAGCTAACTCTTCGTCAAGTAATGGATCTACGTCTAGTGTGCTACGAAGACCACGATATGCTGCTTCATCCGTTTTACTAAGTTGCCTACGAGTAAGCTTACCAATTGGACCTGCCATTTAAATTCTCCTAAGAAATTAAGATACTGCTATTATAAATATTTACTTCTTCCCGTACAGCTTAGCATAGCCCCCTACACTAAATGCTTTTGGTTTACTTACTGCTTTTTTCTTCTTGGCTTTTACCATACCACCTTTAGCCATTTCAGTCTTTTCTTCAGTGTTGTATGTCCTACCTTCAAAAGAAAAAGACTCTTTACCTTCTTCTTTAGCTTTTTTAAATGCTTCACGAAAAGACTCTGCACTTTTGGTATCTTTACGATAGGTAGGATAATCTTCTTTGTTTACTCGTTCGTCTTTAGATGCTGATTCTGTACGAGTACTACGTGTAGTTGTATCTTCTTTACTTTTAGGTTCTTCGGCTTTTTCTTCGTTTTGCCTTAACTCACGTAAGCCGACAGCAATACCAAGACCTGCTGCAGCCTCATTAGCACGTTGCATTGCTGCTTTGTTTAATCCTGCTTCATACATGGATTCACCGGCAGATCTAAGTTTTTGCCTACGTTCTGTAGCACGTAAAGTAGATTTCTCATCCGTAGGAGTTTTTATAGATACTGTAGTTCCCTTTTTAGTATCGACAGCTTGTATAGCTTGTGTTTTATATCCAGGCTCATCATCATATCTATCTGACCTAAGTCTACTAGTTTTAGTATCTTGTTTGAGTTCTGTAGTACGTAGAGCTACATCTTTACCTTCAGCTTGTCTAATCATAAAGTTAGCATTATTCTTTGCTTTCTCTCTGATGACTGCCGGTGTCATATCATCTGTATTAAGTCTTTTGTTTTGAAACCTAAATGAAGTCTCACCCGCTTCCCTAGCTTTTTCAACTGCTGCAGTAAGAGCATCTTCATACTCCTCTTTGAGTGCCTCTTTAACGCTACCTCTACCCGAGCGTTTAGCTAGATGTTTTCCAAATGCTCTACTAATAGCACTCATTATTGTTAATCCTTCCCAAACTTTAATTTCTGTGACTTGGGGGGTTCCTTCTTAGACCCACTAGGACCTGCCCACAAACGCTTATCAGCCCAGTATGCAGCTGATAATTTACCCTTAGCTATATTCTTACCGTGCCTAGCTTTAAAGTTCTTACGAGCTTCTTCACTGTAATTGTGACCCATTGACGAATCACCGTAATGGATCAGCTTAACTGTGTCACCCTCTTTGGCTACAACCATCTCTTTCTTTCCTGGCTTATTGGATTTCTTAGGTTGATTGTAACCTGTAAATCCCAATTTCTTATATCTCTCAGGAAAGTCAGACATTTATTTCTTACCGTATTTTTTAGCGTAACCACCCACACTGAAAGCTGCAGGTTTTGCTTTTGTTTTCTTTTTAACTGCACCACCTTTAGCATAATTAACTTCATCAAACGCTGATGCTACTCTACTTTCAAAATCTTCTGAAGTTCTTGCTTTTATCGTACGGGCAGCTAATCTATTTTTATATTGTTTCTCTGTAATATCACCCTTATTTAATTGGCTCTTAAGTTCTTTTTTAACTTCTTTATTGTGTGCTCTGCGGGCTAATTCTGATTCAGCAGAATCCTTTGAAAGTCTATCTTCTGATGCAGCAGCTTTATCAAGTTCTTTCTTCTTCATCCTAATTGAAGTTGCATCTGCCTCTTGCTCTTTAATTTCATTATTTATGTACCTTCTGCCAAAATCATCTGTGTTTCCACTGGTCATCTCTTTTAAAAACTTCCTGCCAAATGTAGCCATGTCAATTTCCTTTATGTTTAAAACGGTGATCTGTTTTGAGTATCCTACCCTCAGACCAACCCTCTGCCTTCATAGCTGCCTCTACTTCATGTAACTGGAATCTTAT